AGGTCAACTGCGTCTGCAAGATATTCATCAATCTTATCTTTTTCGGTTCTTGCTTTAAATAAATTTTTAAAATTAAACACCACGAGCCTCCTTACCATACGCAGCTTCAAACGCAATTTGATCGATAGAACTATAATGTAATCCTAGATCTTTGAGCTGATGTACGGTTAAAGAACTGAGTTCCTTGTAGGTTTTTCTATAGGTTCTGTTTCTAGCGTACCACTTGACGAGTAGAGACATCATACCGACACTCCTAGTCTTGGCGCGACACCATACTGCTTCATATGGAAGTATGCATAGTCGGCATCAGCTTTATACTCGGTGCGAGCCCAAGTAGCAAGTTCTTTATCAGATTCGGTGTGTCGTGTGGATTTTATTAGACCATCAAAAAGTCTTAGCGTTAACATTATTTTTTCTCTTTCAATGTGTGTGTACTTCGTTGTCCGTGGTAGAATTACCACAGATTTAATGATATTATTTATCGGAATAGTTTACTAAAATAGGTAATAAGCATTGACATTTTTGAAATGTCGGTATTCAGTTATGTTATAGCTGAATCTGGCCGACGCTCAATAGAGCAGAAGCAACGGACGGTCCTACCACTGGTGTGGCGTTTGCTTTCAGTTGAATTCCAGCTGCGGATTTCGCCCACACGACTTCCACCCAATCATTAGCCGCAAGAGAGACTTGTAGTGTTGAGGAAACAGCAAATACATCCCCATTTGTAATCGTGTTGCTTCTAGATGATAGTGCAATATCATTTCCATTCTTTCGAAACCATACATATACAACGCCCTTGTTTGATGTTGCTTCTACTTCTAGAGACACGTCGAACTGATAGAAGCCGGACTGATTCACAACAATTTGGCTTGCGGGCGATCCGATTGTGACTCCGTTTGTGATCTCGGTGTCATCAAAAACTATAGGGTAACCGGTGTTTATAGTGTTTGCGGTTTGTGTAGTCGTACGAGCAAATCTTCCATAGGATTCCTGCTGGCTGATCGTAGGACGAACAAAGAGCTCACCTTCAGTGGAATCTACTTTTAGCACCGCTGCCATTGGTATGACGTTATTAGGCGCAGTTGGTTTGACTTTGGTAAGTTCTCCAACGTATATAGGACTTACATAGAGTACATCTCCTACTTGCCAGTTTTCTGCGCCACCAGTCGTATCAATTTCTCTAACTTTACCCCAGACTGTAACCATACCATCTTCACCGGGTTCTATATCTTGTGTGGTGATACCTAGACCGTATAGACTTGGAAAAGCGCCGTTTGCTAACATCGGTGCAACAAGAAGGCGAGCGGTTCCGTTCTGTTCAGCACCAGAAAATTGAACAGCAGTTCCATTAGGTATTGTATTCGCTGTTCCATTTCGAACATATCCATACATTTCTTGCCCGATTTGCTGTGTTACTCCGCCTGGATGCTCTAAATTAAGAGTTAGATCTTCTGGGCTCCAGCATAGAGTACCAGGAGTTCGTATTTCATCGTGCGCATGATTTAAATCAAATTTTATTCTATCTATTGGTCCAATTTGATTTGTAAACTGAACTTTTCCTGATGTTGCATCATATTCAAGAACATAATTATCATTTGATGATAACATTGTTGATCTATTGACATCATCTAGATATCTAAATTTGACTTCACCGCCACCACCTACAGAAGTTAATTGTTGCTGTATTCTACCAAGAAAATTGGTATAGTGATCATTCATTTCTTTAAATGTAACAAATTTCTGACTTGAATTTCTTCTAAGTGGATCATCCCATCTTTCAGATTCAATATTTTCAATTATCTTTTTAACAGGTATTGAATTTGCAATCTTTTCGATTGTAGATACTTCTTCAACGAAAATATCTGTAATTGTGTCGACAGGTGGTTTTTCTACTATTACACGGCGTTCAGTTTCAGTTTCAAGAACTATACGATCATTTGTAATAGAAGTCTGCGCAGTTTCTTTCAGAAGCTTTGAAAAATTATCAAGTACTTTTGCTTCCTTTTGCTGAGTTTGGGCTTCCTTTAAAAGTTTAGCAAACTCTTTTATCGAACTCATCGCTGCCATCCTTTGATATATTCGGGTGAGAAGTTTGCTTTGCTGAATTGTAATCTATCAACTAACTTGAGAGCATTTTTACCAAGATGATCAATAGCAACAAAACCTTCTTGACCTGTTACCTCATACCCATTACTGGTTTTAAGGAATGTTCTTAGCCCATCTACTCTGTTAAGTTTATCCAATAGAATATATTTAACTTCATCTACAATATTATAAATTTTGAAAACGTCCACGACTTCGGAACCATGTTCTTTAAAGTATGAAAGAATTTCATCACGTTTCTTGAATGATGCTTCTTTCCCGGCATCTGATTTCTTTTTGTCTGCGTCTTTCTGATAGAAGTCCTCAATGTATTTAATCATGTCTGCAACAAATTTCTTTGGATCGCCAATACGTTGACCTTCACGCACCTTCACATTGATAAATGCGTTGACACGGATTCTACGCTCTTCATTACTTGAAAGTCCATCCAATACAGGACGCTTTATCTTTGCAAATAGTTTACCTGCTTCAGAAAGAAGACTCGTGACATGTTTTGTTTCTTCTGCTGTCAGTGTAGCACTACCAGATAAGTCTTTAAATACAGCGTCAACAGACCAGACAGTTTTTACTTTTTTGAGATTTCCTGCAATCTCCTGTCCAAAACTCGCTGACATTGTTTCAAAAGAGTCTCCTCCGTATGTTGTGTGCCATACCACACCGATCTTGGATCCAAGTATTTGTTTAGCAAGATTGCTTGTCTCTGGTACCGCGTAAACAATCGTGTTAGGATGGAAAGTAATATGCGGTTCTCCATTAATTTCAACTTCTTTAATATCTTCTCTCGCATAAAGAAAATCACCTTGTATTACGCCCTTAATACCAAGTTTTGGCAACTCAGTAAGAGCTAATTTCAATTTTGTATTCAAATCACCTGATGTATCAGCATCAATATCTGCTGCTGTTTTATAGACCTTTGGGTTCTTGTTAAAGATACCTTTCTTTGCTACAAAGAATTTACCATCGGAAGGATCAATACCTGCAAACACTGCCGGTGCTCCATCCCATTTGGTGGAAATGTTCATTGGACTTTTCGTGTTACCTGCAAGAGTATCTCGAAGAACTCTGAGATGATTAATTGCTTGACGAGTACCTTCCACACCGCCATCAATGATAGCGTCGGCAAGATGCACCATGTGCGTATTCTTTTCTTCTTCAAGATACTGTTTAAATGATAACATTAAACTTCTTTTCCTTTATTATCAAATTTCTGCAGAATCGATATATTGTTAGGATCAAATATTACAAAATTTTGAGAAACATCTCTGCCTTTACCTTTAAACTTTCTATCACCAACGAAGTAAATCCCGTGTAAACCAGCGTCTTCTAAATGTTTAGTAGCTTTTTCACTTTCTATTGGACCAGATTTATCTCCAGAGCTAAAAGAAGAGCGTAGAGCATGATAGTAGTATCTTGCTTCAGTACCTTTAGAACTATCGTAATCAATAGTGCTCAATACCTTTTGTACTGGCTTAGATTGTTTATCAAATGACAAGTCCCATCTCATAATCTTATCTGTATCTATATTTACTCTAATTTTATATAACATGGCATTAGGATTCTTACTTAACTTCTGATAGAACTTTCCTACTTCTTCGTTCTTTGAAATATATATCCCAGATCCGAATGCAGCTCCACCCTCGCCCGAATGAGCTTTCGTCCTTAAAAATTTGTTAAAGTTTGAGCCAGAGCCGTGCCAAGCGATAAAGCTACCGACTTTTTCTGTGAGGTATTCTCTAAAAGTTAGCATCATACTTTCCTTACCGATCCGTCGTGTTGAACATGATACGCTTGAAAATCTATTTTTGGATATTGTTTTGCGAGTGCCTTAAACATAGTAATGTTTGACATTGCATCATCAAAGAAACGAACTCTTTCGTACTTTCCACCGCGAAGATATTTATGAAAAATGAACCTTTTATTTTTGGCAGAAGAACCAAGATTTAGATTACCAGAGCGTTCAACATAAACTTTATCAATATCAATTCCATATCTACGGAATGTATCAAGAAACTTATTTTTGTTATCAAAATCTGCTCTTGCAGTGACGACAATAACTTTAGATCCAGCGTTGACCGCGTTAGTAATAATTGCTTTTGCCTTCTTAATCATAGACCATATTGGAATAGACGTATCATGGAAAATTTCAGCATTTCTAAATTCACCATAATCATATGTTTCACCTGGTTCCAACTTGTATGTATTATACTGTTGATTATCGAGTGATCGGACAAGTTTCCCGTCTTTCATTACCTTGACGAGCGCCTTAGTACGAAAAAGAGTCTCATCAATATCAAAGATAGTTAAGCCTTTGCCGCGAGTCTGTTCTGTGATAAATTGCTTAAAATTTAACATATGATTACACCGCTTTGCCCGCACTTTTAAGATTAGATAAAGGGTCACTCTGTGAATCAAATTTATGCGCTTGAGATGCAAACTTTTTACCATTATGATAATAATGTACCGCACTACCACTAGATTTTACAGTAATATTTTTATGATCATTTAAAATGTGTTCGTGTTCTTCACCAGGATTATTAGTATGATGTTGAACACCTTTAGCTGTTTCATATGTTGTATGTTTTACGAAATTATGTCCAGCTTTTTGCAATGGTGTTTTATGCGCATGTAAAACTTCTCTAATGTGTTTGACAACTTCGGCGTGATTACCTGATGTTAATTTATGATTTAATTCGTCCGCATGTGCCTTTGCAACTGCATGTAATGTTTTAAGATTACGTTCTTTAATATCAGCTTTCATTTTTGGATTTGAAGCTAATATAGCTTTTCTAGCGACTTTATTTTTACCAACCAATAAAGGGTGTGCTTTACGAATATCACTTTTATGTTTCTCGTGTATTTCTTCAGCTTTTGATCCAGATGATTTAATACCTAAACTTGATGCTGGTAAATTTTTACTTGCGTTATCAGAGACCTTTAAACTAACACCATGATAAGTTGGTTTATCCGAAGAACTCTTTTTAGTATGAATCATGAGGTCAGAAGAATCTTCCTTCTGACTTGAATGTATACCTGTAGATCTATATATATCTTCAGGTTTTGAAGTCCAATGTACTTGATGTATATTATGACCAGCAGGTAATTTTTTCTTAATATCTTCTGCTGCTGATTTGGCTCTATCGTGTGCCTTTTTATAATCATCAGGATGCATTGTTGCTTTTAGTTTGTTGTGCGCTTCTTCTGGACTATCGCCATTTGAATCTTCATGATGAGTCATATGTTTACCACCATTTAAATGATATCCAGTTAATAATTCGTGCATAACACCTTTAGTATTATTTGAAACAGATTTTTCTGCTTCTTCGTCAAGATGCATAAACGTTTTGAAGCGCAGCATTAAAAGTCTCCTTTTTAACTATATTTATAAAAAGAAGAAGCTTTAGGCCCCTCGGTTATTTCATGTCTTACAGCAAAAAATGGTGGAGTCCACCCATTAAAGCCTGATCCAAGATTTAATTTTCGGCAAAGATCTTTTGCTTTCTTTTCTTCGAGAGAAAGTTCAATAAGCACATCACTGCCTTTTTCATAGATATTATACACAGTGTCAGATTTTTTCAAAACGTAGCTCATAGTATATCCTCTGCTTCTTTCAGTTTCTTTTTACGTTTACTTGATACGTCAGCCCATTCCTCATTGAATGAACCTTTATCAAAGACTGGTTTATCTTCATCTTTTGTATTTTTACTTTCAGTCATTACTTTCTTTTGCGCATCTTCCTCCAAGTCAAAGATTTTCATTTTTGCGCGATCAATTCCGATAATAAATCTCTTATAGTATGATAAGTCACCCCATCTGTTTTTCAGTTGTTTTATCATCAGATGTTTACGTTCTTCAAGTTCTTCATTACTAATAAGACCAAAGATAGCATCTGCTGTGTGAGTGATACCCATTGATTCTGATGTATTAGACAAGTCAACATCGGAACTGTCATATGCGCTACGGTTAAACTGTGATGATGTTACGATTGCAACACCAAATTCCATTGCAAGACCACGAACTTCTTCAGCAATAGATTTAACCAAAGTGTACGAATTTGCAGAGGCGGCGCCTTTGACTCGTGATGATGCACAGATATTTAAATAGTCTACAAAAATAATATCCGGAATAAAGTTTTTCTTCATTCGTAACTCGTTTAACAAATGTCGGAAGTGACCCGAATGTGCAGAACCGGTTGGATATTCTTTGATAATAAGTTTACCAGGTGTTTTACTTTTGACCTTATTGACTCTGCTATTGTAAATATCTCTTGGAAGATCCATTAACTCATCTAGCCTTGTATCAAGAAGATTAGCATCAATACGTCGAGCAACTTCTTCTTCTGGAAGTTCCATAGTAATGTATAGAACACTTCGACCAAACATCAAACTTGTTGCAGCCATATGACACTTAACTAATGATTTACCGCCGCCAGTAGTAGCAAGTAAGACGGTCATAGATTTTCTTGGTATGCCGCCTTTTGTAATTTTATTAAAAATTTCAATGTCGAATGAAAGACGTTCTTCTTTACGATGATAGTATTCATAACGATCTTCAAAATCTTCTAGAAAGTCGTGACCTACGCTCGTGTCAAAACTGATACCAAGTGAGTCTGATAATAGCTTAGGTAGAGCGCCTTTATCATAGTCTTTGTCTTGTCCATCAAGAATTAGAATTGCTTTACGAATTGAATTATAAAGATCTTTGTCTTGGCAGAATTTTTCTGTCTCATGTAGAAGCCATTCCTGGTTTGTAGTCGCATCAATTGAAAGTTCATCAATTGATTTACACACTTCTTTGTATGCATCTTCATTCAAATCTTTCCGCTTGTCAATAGAAATTTTAAGCGCTTCAATTGACGGAGGTTCTTTATACTTTTCTACATATTCAGAATAAGTAGAAAAAATCTTTTTGTGAGTGTTTTCATCAAAATATTCATCCTTGATATAAGGGAAAACTTTGCGGGAAAATTCTTCATTAAATAATAGATTGGAAATAATTGTTTTTTCTAGCATACACCACCTCTTTCGGAAACAAATTTGCTCTGACCAATAATGATCAGAGCAGTATTAGATCATAATAACATACTTATTCGTCGATGTCAACTTCTTCTTCTTCGTCATCATCGTGAACTTGGGTATTACCGCCGGCACCACCGGTCAATTTGAACTTCCGTTCGACATATTCCTTGAATACCTTGTCTTTAATTAGACCTTCAAAATACGCATCGTTGCTTTCCAGATCTTTTGCACGATAACTCTTTTCAGAGATTTCACCGGTTTCCATATCGACTGTCTGATACCAACCAACTTTTGGTTTGATAATATGACCAGACTCTTGCGCAATATCAAATAGAGCAGACCATTTATATATACCGCTATCAAAGAACACATTGAATGGAAGCTTTGATTTTTCCTTGACGTAACGAGATTTCTCGATATTAATTGTAAATTTGAAACCAGTAAGTTCAGTTCCATCTTTCTCCTGTGATTTGGAGATAATAAAGATTTGGTTTGCTGAATAATAGATACCAGTACCGCCAGAAACGATAGCCTTTGGATAAAGACCCATTTCCTGATAGATATGGTTAATAGCCAAACATGGAATATTCTTCGTGGTCAAGTGTGGTGTGATAATGCGGAACAAAGACTTCAGACTCTTTGCACGTGACATATCAGCAACTGACTTTTCATTTTCGGCATCTTCAACTTCTTTCTTGGAAGCAAGGTTGCCGATAGAGTCAATCATAATGAATACATTATCTTTCTTTTCAACTTCACCTAGACGTTGAACAATATCAAATTTCAGTTGCTCAACATTTTCAAGTGGGATGTGAATGACTCGATTGATGTCAATGTTAAAACTTTCAAGATAATCTGGCGTAATACCAAATTCAGAATCGTATAAGATAGCAACACCATCTTTATACTTATCAAGATACGCTTTCATGCAATAAAGTGAAAGCATGGTTTTGAAACTCTTTGAAGCACCGGCAACAACTGTAAGACCAGGAAGTAAACCACCTTCGAGGGAACCACTGAATGCAATATTTAAAATAGGAAGATCTGTAGGGATTACTTCTTTTGCGTTAAAAAACGACGATTTGGAAAGTACTGAAGCAGATTTAATATTTCCTGCTTTTAGCATTTTATCTAATAGACTCATCTAGCTTTTCCTTCTACTATTAGTTTTAATTTTCTGTTATACTCTTGTATTTTTTCAACTCTATTTGGCCAATGTATTGTTGACTTTTCTGGATTTTTGCATAGATTATCCAGAAATGGCACAATTGCTGAGTATAAAAGATTTAACCTGTGTTCCAGATCTTCTATCTTTTCTTGATCATTTCGAATAATAGATGTTAAGTTTTCCTTAACTTCTTCAACTTCCTCGTCAGCAAAACTAAAACCAAAATCAAAGTCTTCTATTTTGTCCTCTTTTTTCATTTGTATATCCTTTACTTTAAAGTATACAATAAGCTCGATGGAATCGAGTTAATGTTAACTGGGAGAGGGAATTAACCCTCTCCACTCTTTGATTTTAAATTTTAGCCTTTTGAAAGGTTTCTGAAGAACTCTAGATCATCGTCATCTTCGACAGAAGATGCCTGTTCTTTCATTGAGGGTGCAGGTGTTTCCTTTTTAGGTGTCTGTACCTTGCTCATATCTAGTTCTTCATATAGATCTTCTTCAGCTGAAGAAGACGCTTTAGAACGAACATCAGCATCAGATCCTGCGATACCAAGTGCTCGGTGAAGTTTTGCCGTTAGTTCATCATATGTTTTGAAGTTCTTTGGATCAATGACTTCCTTGAGAGAATGTGATTGTTTCCAGACTCTTTCAATTTCATCGTCATCTTCAAAGAATGCAGATGGTGAATCAAATTCGGACTTATCATAGTTTGGATAACCTTCAAACATACGGATTTTCAGACGGAAATTAGCGCCTTCCCATAGATCAAATGGGTTAACAGGCTTTTCATCTTCGAATGAAGGATTCATAAGATCATTGAGTTTATCCCAGATCTTTTTGCCGTATTTAAACAAGAATACCTTGCCTTCATTTTCTGGATTACCAGAATCTTTAACAATATAGACGTTAGAGATATAATGAAGTCTGCGCTTTTGATCACGCGCCTGTTTACGCTCCTGTGAACCGTCATCATTATTCATATTCCATAGTTTAGAATTGAGTTCAGATACAGGATCAGGTTGACCGATAGTTGTAAGAGAATTTTCGATATACCAAAGACCTGTTGACCCTTTAAAGCCGTGGTCCCACAGACGCACGAATGGCATATCTTCACCTTGAGGTGAGTCTAGGAAGCGAATAATCGCAAAACCATTTCCTGCTGAGTCTCGAGTTGGCTTCCAATACTTGCCTTCATTTGGATCGGCATATGATTTGGAAGTAATTTTTGTGAGCTGCTCGTTCAGTTTCTCGAGTGATTTTGAACGGTTCTTTTTTAGTGATTGAAAATCTACAGCCATATTATTTCTCCTTGTATAGCGTTGTATGTACAGTTTTTTACAATATATCGCAATGTATTAACATTACGAGTCTATTTATTATCCGAAAAATCGTTCTTTGACAATTTCTGAAAATTTTTTTCGATCTATTTCCAAAAATGGATAATACTTTTTGGATAGTCTTATAATATCACGAGCTACTACTTTGTCAACTATTTCTTTTGACCAGCGGTCATAAATGTTTGATATATTTGCCAAAATTGTAAATGTCTCAATTGATATTTTCTTTTGCAAATATAGCGTCATTATGTGCGGGTGCTGCCCATTATTTGGAATAAAATTCTCGGGATAATTCTCTTTTAATCTTGATAAATCGTCTTTGAACGTATATGTCAAAGAGTCAATTCTTCCTTCCCATTCGGCAAAGATAGTTTCTCCAGATTCTTCCAACATTTCTCTTATCCAGCCGTTGGGATTTTTTAATATATTGGCAAGTATTATATTATGCCAGTCTTTATTTTTTGAAAGTTTATAGAAGAAAAACGCATCGTTTCTCGTTTGAAATGATTCGAACGATGCTTTGACTTTACCATTATATTTTTTATAATCGTATGAATCAGTGGTAAAATGTCGTTTTAGTGCTAAGTAATCGACATAAACACGAAATGCATCTTCAGTCGCATAGTTTATTGTCATTTTTGTCTTTTTTCACCAATTTCATATTAATTGCTTCAGATCTAATTTTTTCTTTCATTACTACTGATTTTTTCACTATTTCAGCGATAGTCTCAATTTCTACATTTTTTGTTTTTGAGTATTCTACCAACGCATCTATGTAAGAAACACCTGAAGAAAGCATTTTTGAAATTTCAAAATGTATCTTTTCGGGAGTTTGTGTTTCTATCATCCGTTTAGTACCTTAATTGAACTAAGCCAATTAGAAGCCATATCTTCAACAAAAAGTACAGATGAGTTATTGTATTGCATTCGCTTAATATTTCCAGCTGGGCTGTAATATTCTACACGAAAATCCGTATCATTTTCTTGGTGTATTTCTGCGCGATATTGACCGTGGTCACTTTCTTTAAAGAGTGTTTTTAAAAGCATATCGTTCCTTTCTTAATTTTTAACTAAAACCTTTGACATCATCGTAACTAATAATACAACTATATCCCATTTTTGTATATTTGTCAACCAATATCATATAGAGAATCTAATTACTTTACCCATGCACCAATCCTATCATTTTCGTCCGGCGCGTCGATCCAAGTGTATCCTTGGGTCTCTAGATTCAAAACATTTTTTTTAAAGATTGGTATAAATTCTGTAATACCTGCTTCAAAATCAGGGTTTAAACGAAAATGCACCTCGACAAGTTTATCACCGATGAATTCACAGTTTATTTCCTTATACTTTATAGCTAGTTCATGTAAGAATTTTGGTAATGGATATTGTTCATAAATCTTTATCCATCTATCCCATTTAGTAAGAGTATGTTCTTTCTTAAATCCTTCCACTGCCAATATCTGTGATGTTTCATCGTAGTCAACAGAGATGTGTCTACCTTCAAACCATTCACACCAGAAAGAACCTATCGGAAGATGGTGAGTGTCCTTATCCAACCACATTTTTTCTGCACCAAGACCAAGACCTCTTATATTGACACAAGGTCTGGTAATGTACCAACCTGGTTTTGGCACATCCATTCCCGATGGTCCGCATATATAGCCAAGTGTGCGTGATAGTATAAGTTTATCCATAACCCATATATCTTCAGGAGATATAATCTTCCATACGTCTCGTTCCGTTCTCATAATATTTTAAATAACTTTCATTCTGAAACACTATTCTTGACTCGAGATCTTATAAACCTAAATCTCTTCGAAAAGAACCTTATTTACGTATCTATCTTTGTCCTCTTCACTGATACCCATAGCCAATATAGATCTATGTAGATGTGGATTTAACTTTTGATTTCTGCAATATGTATTTTATTTTTCTTTATATAAACCAATTTTATCATAATCTGCCATTCAAATGATTTCAGGAAATAAACACTTGCTTACAAAGAAATCAACGTCGTGCTCGTCAAGTCCCAATGCCTTCATCGTTCGGGGCGTGTGAGGGTTTTGTTTCTGATAGTGAGCATATTTATTATGTGCATATGATGAAGGCATATCATCTATCACCTGCATATTCTCAACATACCATTTCGTGTTTGCTATGACCAGTGATGTGAGACGATACAACTCTTCGTCCGTTTGGTC